AATGTTTACGAAAGATGATTTGAAAGATGGGATGCGAATATACCTTGAAGATGGCGCAACCACTAACTTTGGAACCTCTATTTCAGGCGTTGACGCTTTTTATGTCTGCGGTGATGAGGCGGTTATCCACTTTCCAGATGGAGGCTACGTTTACATGACGCTATCCGATTTAAGCGAGGATATGAAAACACCGTCAGGGCAAAGAGTAATGCTAATTACCGACCGCGACGACACAGTCCTATTCGAGCGCAAGCCTGAACCAAAAGAAATGACCGTTGCCGAGATTGAAAAGGCGCTTGGTTATTCGGTTAAGGTTGTTAAGTAAAGAGAAAAGCCCTCTACGGAGGGCTAAACAATTCCAGACTTTCGCATAGTAAAAAACCGCCCGAAGGCGGCTGTAACTTACTTCTTGCTGTCGTCGCTCTTGTCAGGCTTTGATGATTGCCCTGACTTTACCTCTTCAACCGATTTGGCTTTTTTAAGCCGTTCGATTAAGTCTTTGTCAGCCACATCCTCAACTTCTGATTTGAACTCAAAGTAGCCGCCATCGACGGCTACCTTTTTTCCGACAAATGATTTGAACTTAGCCATTAAAAACTCCTTAGCCGATGTTGCTCAAGCGTGCCATGTGAGTTTTAGACTGACGCACTTCCATCGCAAAGTCGCCGATGATACGAGTACGCTCACCGTCTTGACCGTTTTGCGTTGCGTCCTTAGTCTGCCATGCGCCTGACTCAGAAGCGTTATTCGCAGCCATAGGTACAACGTTAACGAATCCGCTATCAAAGATAACAAGCTCGTCGTCGCTCAAGTTGGTGTCAACAACGATTTGGTTAACGTTACCAACTAACGGCAAGTCAGACGGTAAGCGCAACAGCGAGCCTTCATCAGCCTGCCACTCTGCCAAGCGTTGTGAGCTATAATTAGCCGCTACCAATGCCGACAGTTTACGCGCCTGCTTCAAGCCAACTGCGATAGTGTTGGTCGTACCGCCGCGAGCAACTACCTCTTGGTTCAAATCGTTGATTTGGTCAAGTGTTAATGCTGCAGCAGAGTTGTCCACGTTATGCGCACCTGTTTGGTCTAAGAAGTAACGCAAGCCACCTGTAAAGGTTACTTGGTCGCCGCCTACGGTTGCGGTTGCTTTACGGCCACGGACTAAAGCGCGATCCATTTGGATAGTCAGCTGGCGAATACGCTCACTGATTTGGAACGCTAAGTCGTTGGTATTGCCGTATTGCAAAGTTGCCAATGCGCGACGAGAGAACTCAACAGCGGTATCCATTGTCTGGAAATAGTTTTCCATGTTGTCAGGCTGGAAAATGCCATCATTTTGCGCCAGTGAGTTTTCTTCACGACCGACAGAGTCAATGGTCAACACTGTACCGCTTGCAATATCAGCCGCAGTCGTGCCGCCGAATCCACGAGTCACCGTCAAGTCATTACCAGACACCGCGGTAACTAGCAACACCTCTTCCGAGCCCTCAGGCGAGATAACCATACCTGCTCGGAACTTAGAGCCGTCAACAACCGATACGGTGCTTGCAGCCGCTAATGCTTGGGCTGTAGTCGCTGAGCTTGTCGCGTCAATGCGGAAGTCAAGCCAGCCCATTTTGTAGCCGTCGAATGCTTGGCGAGCTTCGCCCATGCCAACAACTTGCAAAATGCCAGTACGGTTAGAACGAGCGATTTCAAACGCTTCGTTGATAACCTTGTTATTCAATGCGGACGCTAATACACCGCTAGTTTGTTCGTTAGCCATAACAATTACCCTTTCAGATTAGCTTTGATGAAACCTGCAACATCGCCTTTTTTCTTGGCGTCCTGTGCAGCTTGGTTCTGGCTATCTGGCAAGGTACGACCTTCGCCTGAGCCGTTTGCTCCACCACCACCTTTAGTGGCGATTTCTGCTTTCATTAGAGGCCATAGTGATTCGTCTTTTTTCAAAGAGTCCACAAATTCCTCTTTCGTTTTGATGGAGGTGGCACGGCCATCCTCATCGAGATAAGTTACTTCGCCTGTTTCTGGGTCAACATCGACCATCTGCGAAACAATCTGCTTAAACCGCTTGCTACCTTTATCAAGCGCAAGCTCTGCCGCGATGTCAGAAACTAACGCGCCGCGTGTCTTGCTTTTAATCGTATCGCTCATTTTGGCGATGCGCTCTTCAAACTGCTTTTGCGTTTCGCTGTTGCGCTGCTCAAGGTCTGCCATTTGTTCCTTGTAGCGTTTCTCAACGGCGTCAACGTCTTTTTGGCTTCGAGCTTTTTCTAAGCCTTCTTCTTTTTCGCGCTCTGCATCCGCTTGCTTCTGCTTTTGGATGTCTGCAACCTGAGCACTTAGGCTCTGGTTTTGCTCTCGGAGTTGGCTTAACTCTGATTCTGCGCTTTTGTGTTTCTTGTCCAATTCGTCAAGTGTCTGCTTGAGTTTGGCGTCTTTCGCTGGAACGTAAACATCACCATCCTGAACAAATGCTGATTGCGCTTTCTCTGGTAATGCTTGAAATTCCTCTGCTGTTAGTTCTGACATTAGGCACGGCCTCTTAGTCTGTTAATTTATGCAGTCACGGACTGCGGTTCAAAGATAGTATAGCTAACTGGTCTGACCAGTGTCAACTTCGCGCTGTTGCGGCGTCGGCGTGCGAGAGATAGGCGGCAACTCGGATTCAAGAGCCGCTATCCACGTTTCTACGTCCTCGCCTGTACCCCATCCGTTTTGCGCCAATAGCGTTACAGCTTGCTCACGAGTGTAAACGCCTTGCGTGATACCGTCATATACCGCTTGCACTTCTTCACGTGTGAACTTAGGCGTTGCAAAGTCACGCGGCATATCGACAACAATCTGCTCAAGGTTCTGCTCGATGTCGTCTTGCGTCCATAGGTTTTCGAACATACCGCAGTAAGCAATAACGCGACGCCATGCGGATTCTGATTGTTGCGCTACCGAGGTAAGCGATGCGTTCTGCTCGCTTGCTTCCATATCGGCTTCCGTGGCTGTTCTGGTTGACTTCGGTTTGTCCTTGAAGATGCCACCCAATGCGCGAACCTTATTGGCGTTGTCCTCGAAGTACTTGAGAAAAGCCTCGTCTTTTGAGTCGGGTGATAGAATGTCGAACTCAACATTGCCAGGCAGATTGTTCACGCACTTTGGTCCAAGCGCAATATTCCCACGCCCGTTGATTTCCTCGAACGTGTCTTGGTCCATTGGCTGCCAGCCTTTCGTAAATATAGTCGGCGGCAATCCGTTCAGCATTTCTTTGTACGCGGCGCTGATGCGATAGCGATACAGGGCAAGTTGGCTAATCGGATAAAGCATACCCATTCCTCGAGGTAATGCACCAACTGGCAAAGGCTCATCACAAACAATCTGCGCTGGTATCCATTTAAGCGGTTGTCCACCGTTTACGGTTACATAATCGCGCTCTCCTGGCTGCCCGCCGACAACTTTTTTCTGGTAGTAGTTGCCCTCACTATCCAAGCCTAGAATCAAGTCGGTTTCAACTAGCGTGCGCTCTTCCGTTTCAGGATTGAAGTCGTAGCTCCACTCTTTTAGCTTCATGTAAGCCAACTGCATGACGCCATTGATGCGACGAAAATCCCAATCGACTAGACTCTCTCGCGTGTACTGTTTAATTGTTGCGCGAGGTGATAACTCTGCGGCGTCTGCGCGTGACAGCTCGGTTAGCTCAACGTCGGAAAGCCCCTGATAGTCAGCAAGCAGAATATGGTATTTGGTCTGAAACGCATTTGACACCGCACTTTCAATCGCTGTTACCAGTGGCGTACCGTCGCCATCTGCGTTCTGAATAAGGTAGTTAAGGCGGTCAGGCGTTTCAATGGTCGTATCAGCGATGCGCATTTTTCCAATCCAGCCGCGCAAAGTCAGATTAACAAAGTCGTCAAATTCGGCGTTGTCTTTGTAGGCTGCATAACGGACTTGAGCTGCATCGCTGGTTGTATCTGTGTCTGAGGGATGCTTTAGGTACTTAATACCTTCCTGCTTTATGCGCCACGCACCAACTACGCAGTCGCGCACTTCTTCAAGTGGCTCAATCGTGTCGTCGTAGTCAGGATGCTTGTCTACGGTAGCAGGATATTTAATTTGTTGTGCCATAAACCTACGCGCAAGTTAGTGTCAATA